GGTCCAAAAGATGCGGTCAGTTTAGCCTCAATTCCATTATCACCAAAATACTCTTTTGGGTCAATGTCAGTATAGTGCGTTGCTAAACCTTGCTTGTATAGCCGAAAACGCCTGTCTAATTTACGTATCTGCATCTCTTAAACTTCCTTCAATCAGTTTGAAATAGGTTACTTCTTCAGTGGTGTTCAGGACCAGCTTCAAATCGCCAATATCCGTCAATCTCTGAGAATTTGGGAAAGCACTAGTCAATAATTCATGTGCTTTGCTGTACATTTTCCTGTTCCCAAATTCAACCAGAAGCTCCGCATCTGCCCGCAACATAATCGTATATGTGATGTCGTGAGATTCGTTAAGTCGTTTTCGTAATTGATCAAGTGTGAGCATTATAGTTTCAACCTTTCTACTGTAAGCAATTGATCGACGTAGTCGATATCAGCTTGCGTTGGAAAATACAATGTAGTAACTTCATCATCACTTTCGTAGTAATATGATCCTACTTTATCTCCAAACGATGTGGACAGTGCATGGAATACCCAAACCGGAGGACCATACTTGTCTACCACATTGGTGCGAATTCGGTTCCACATACTGTCAAACATGCTGATGCAAACAATAGCATTCTCGACTCCGTATATTTTGTAACGCTTATCTACTTTTGGCATTGTACTTCTCCAGATCAAGATCCTCGTATGTGGATATTTCCACATCCGGAGCAAGGATAATAAGATATGACATTTGCTCTTCGTTTGTGAGCCAAATTGATGTACTAAAATTCCGCTCTTCGATGTACCAAGTGTTCCACGGAGCTGTATAATCGACTTCTCCGTCACTAATTTGAAGCGCAGACCAGTCTTCCTGACCAATTGGCGCTCCATATGCGTCTGTAAGCAACTCAATTATCTCATACGTGCGTTTCTTTATCTTCGTTTCGTTGCGTGTACTAGCGCCAAATGCCGCTCCGGTAGGCCGGAACAGCGTAGTAATTGGGTTTCCTGCATATTTGTCAAAGATCATGCGATCACAGTTTTGCATAATCCTGCGAGAACTAACGCTGTCATTTGTGCTTCAGTTGTGGCCATTATTTCAATCGTGTAATCGCTTTGATTGCAGTAATAATGATCACCTGATGCTGTGAGGACGTTGACGATTTTAGGCATGCGACCACGTTTATTCGTGAAATTACGCATGCATCGATGAGCGTACAACACCGATTCTGGGAGCGCGGGCCGAAAGTTTACTTTTTCGGCCTCAATTGCCTCGCGAGATTGCCAAATATACATTATGTGATAGCTTTCAGGATGATTGTGTCCTTGCCCATCCGTCCGTGGAGCTTGATATCAACTGCTTTGATCTCGTCCATAAACGTGCGCAGTTTAACTTTTCCAGCTTTCTTGAATGCTGCTAACTGTTCAGCAGGCTTGCGCAGTGTTTTGGTGATACTTGCGTTTACATCAAAACCGGTGATTGTAGTTCCTTTTACTCCAAGAGTGCTATGACTTTCGGCGTGGAAAACACCAATTTTACGATACTTTGTGTTGTAAACCCACAGAGTTTTACAATCAATGATTGTCTCCGGGTTAATTGACACCAATTTCAGCTTGTCGTGCGACTTTTGATACTTCATTTTCGCAACAACTTTAGCGCGTGATACTTCTTTGCGACGTCGCGGAGCCTTAGCAACTTTCTTTTGCTCCTTGTACATGTTCATGTCGACAATCAAAGCATTGTAAAACGTCACATAACGCTTCAAATCAGCAGGTTTAATGTGAGCATACGCTTCTTTGTAATCTTCGTCAGCATCTTTAGCTTTTGCTGTGACAATTTCGTCCAGTTGAGCTTGGAAATGGTCAACAATACGTCCAACAGTTGACGGAGGAACTTCTTGCGTAGCAAGATATGCTTTGATTTCAGGAGCAGGATGCTTTTCCTTGCGCTCAATGATGCCATCTTCCCAACTTTCTTCGATAAACAGGATATGCTCGTTAACTTTTGCAGTTATACGATCCTGAATTGAAGGAGCTTTGACTTTGTTAGCCTTTTTAGCTGCGGCTTTTTCTTCGATAGCTTCAATATCGTCAGTACTTGCTGCGATAGCTGCATTTACTTTGTCCATAATGTAGTCAAAGTGATCGTCTTTCATAGGCATTCCAGCCATGCTAGCCATTGCTAAACTATACGCAGGACTAGGAGTTCTCCAATCCAGCGTCTTTTTGAATGCTTTTGCAATTGAAGCATCTTCCGAGTTCAGTTCCAACCAAGTAACTAAATTCTTGTGAAGTGCTGGAACAGCGTAAAAATAACCATAATGACGAAGTGCGTCATTAAGCATTTGCGGAAATTTCTCGTCTTCGTACGACTCGATATCCTTCCAGTTAGGAAGCTGTCCAATATGGACCATTTCTGCTTGTTTTGTAGTACGTGGTTTTGTTTTAGCCATTCTTTGTCTCTATTAATTGTTTATACGTGTATTATACAGCAAAATCGCCTGCATTGCAAGCGATTTATCGTTTCTCTTGCGACTCAATGTTCTTACGAATCAACGAGTTACAAATTATTTATGTGCTGCAAGCTCCAGCATCGCGTTTTGATGCGATTCTTGACAGTTCATTTCCCAGATTAGCGCCTTTTTGTGCGCTTCCTGCCACGGCTTTGCAATTGATATAATCTCAACTGTATTCGACGCCATTGCAAGCTGAAATGCTGCATTGTGAGCTTTTACTTCTAAATATGCTGATTCGATCATTACTTGATCTCCATACAAGGAATGTGGTGTTGTTCAAGTTGTGCATGAACTTGATCTATCAGATCAAGCTCCGCCTGTGATTTGAAGCCAGAATCCCAGTAAACGTCTCTGCGCACAATGCGCTGAGATCCGTCATGGAAGACGACTTTGTAGAATTTTTCGTGTGTTTCGATGGATTTAAACATTTTTATCGAGGAAAGGACAATCAGGATGGATCCAATCGCGACCTTCCGGATAAATGAGTGCATCTGTCCACTGTTTAGCTGTTCGCTCGATTTCGAGACACGTTGGTCCGTCCATAGTTGTCTGAAAATACGGACATTGTCCGCATCTTTCGACTTCTGCTGTGATAGTGCGTGTGATTTTCATGTTAGTGGTCTCTGTATCCGCCCGGTCGAGTGTTACGTGCAATAACTTTGCGACTAAGTCGCATAGAACTGATCGATAATGCAATCGATGCAATCGAGATTACGGCTGTTGCTATCATGAGTATTTCAAACATTATGCTTTCTTTCCTGCGTAGTATTTTGCTTCAACGTCCTTCACTGTGGCGCCATAAATCACACATATGATGACATATGCGGCATTTGCTGGCCAGGGTGCATGCGGAAGCATGAAAGTATAACCGATTAAGCAAATCGGAAGGAGGAAAAGATAAAATCCGCCTACAAACTCGCTAAAATCCCAGATTGTGCCTAAGAATTTAAATTTCATTCTACTTCTCCTGTTCCCAGTTGCCAACTTCAGCGTACTGAGCAAGCATGCCTTCAATTTCAGTAATATCAGTAGACCAATACTTGAAAACTTCCAGGATATGGTAAGTGATAGTGCCGTTGGGGTTGTTAGTCGCAGTAACAGTGACACGTTCGCCACCATCAAATTGGATGGTCCATACATGACCAGTTTCAGTGTTGTTATTTGCAACAAAAGTACATGAATTAGGGATTTGAATTTGCATATGGACCTGTATTAATTGTTTAATACGTGTATTATACAGGGTTTTTGATGAAAAGTCAAGCGATTTTTCAATTCACTTGACCTTATAAATCAATGACTTACAAACTCATTTAGAATGAAGAATTTCTGACGATATCTGCTCTCATATACCAGTCTGGAACAACATCTTTGTCATTCTTTGAGTTAAATGCTGCACAGAATGCTTCCGCTTCTTTGAGCGTTTTGAATTCTTTAACTTCGTCGAGGCGCTGTCCCCAACCTCTTTCACTTTCAATTATTTGAACTTTAATCATATTTTTCTCCTTTTGTACTTTAAATATAGCACCTTTTGCACGAAAAGTCAAGTTTTATTTTTTCGATAAATACATGCAATGACTAAGGAACTAATCTAATGCCACGTATAAGCTTATGGAAGGACGGCAAACATACTAACGATTTTGAATTTTTTGACCGTGTAATCAACGAGCAATTTACTGTTGGTGGCACCGACATGCACATCTACAAATATCTCGGACCAGCGCCACAGGAAGATACAGGCGATGCGACCCAGCCGGGAATATCACAGCCGGACGAGCTTGATATACAAGACATATTATTCCTAGAAAACCGCGATCGCACATACGCCGAAGACATTTACAGTCTGCGCGGAATGTATAAAATGAACGACACAGACTTTGATTTGTCCCAATTTGGTCTATTCTTAGCTACAGACACAATATTCATCACATTCCACTTGAAAACTATGTTTGATGCAATTGGACGTAAAGTAATGGCTGGCGATGTGCTGGAATTACCACATATGATAGACTATTATCCACTGGACAATGATCTTCCGGATGCACTCCGCAAATACTACGTGGTAGAAGACGCTAGCAGACCAGCAGAAGGATACAGTCCAACATGGTGGCCGCATTTGTGGCGCGTTAAGGTTACGCCGCTTACTAACTCACAAGAATTTCAAGACTTATTTGACAAAATTGGTCCTGGCGGCGAGCCGCCTGATGATGCACTTGCAGATCCGCCCGCAGGAATTCCTACGTTTGGCGACAAACTAGAAGAGATTAATGATGGAATTGTAGAAGAAGCAGAACGTCAAGTACCGGAATCCGGATTTGACACAAGCGACTTCTATGTTGTTCCAATAGACGAAGACGGCGAAGTACGCGAACCTTACAATTTACGTGCTAGCATGACAATTCTGCCTGGAACCAGCACTCCAATAACCGCGGATAGTGGCTCTCTTAATGCAGATGCAATTGGCGTTAGCCCAGAAGAAAACATTGCTGGCGGTGCGATTCCAGGCACGTATATACTAGGCGATGGACTAGCTCCAAATGGATATCCGGTGCTGGAAGCAACCACATTCCCATTAGATGCTATCATCGGTGATTATGTATTGCGTATCGATTCTCTGCCAAACAGACTGTTTAGATATGACGGTAAGCATTGGATTAAGATGGAAGACAATGCGCGTACTCCGCTAACAGCGATGGATCGCGAGACACAATTAGCTACATTCCAAAACAACACAAATACGTCTGGCGGTAGAGCGGACGATAACTGCTTAGGCAGCACAGAAGAGCGTCAAGCATTGAGTCAAATATTAAGACCCAAAGCTGACAACTAATAAATAGTATTATGGTTATATACAAGATAACAAATCTAATCAATGGCAAAATATACATTGGACAAACTGTGCAAGTAAATCCCAAACAGAGATGGTGGGACCATTTAGCAGATGCTGACGCTGGAGTCGATTATTACCTTTATAATGCTATGCGGAAATATGGAAATGAACACTTTGTTTGGAAAATCGTGGACGAGGCTACAGACATAGACGAGTTAAACATAAAAGAAGACTTGTGGCTTGAAGCATATAAAAAGCAATGCTCTGTATATAACATACGCAGAGCTGGCAATAACCAATTGCATGCTCCAGAAAGTATAGAACGAATGCGCGTAGCACAAAGAAATGCTCACGCAAGACGCAGACACGCAGGCACCGATGGTGGATGGGTACGAAAAGACGGTGGTCCAATGAAGGGTAAAACGCATACAAAGGAAACTAAGAAGAAAATGTCAGTAGCACAGAAGGGGCGAAAAATGTCGAATGAAGCAAAGGAGAAAATGTCAATAGCTGCGAAGAATCGCCCTAAAAGACTTAATATGCCTCCAGTCTCTGCGGCCACTAAAAAGAAAATGTCCGACTCTGCTCGTAAAAGAGCGCCGGTTTCTGCAGAAACAAAAAGAAAACTGTCAGAATCTGGAAAGAGAAGTTGGGAGAATAGATAATGGCCGCGTCGAACCAGTATTTTTATGATAGCCAAGTCAGACGTTTCATCATACAGTTCATCCGTATATTTTCCGGATGGCAAGTTGAATTTGGTCCCGATACGTTAAAAACGGTTCCTATTATCTACGGTGATCCTAGTCGACAGGCAGCTATCATCCTAAAGGAAAACAGCGAAAACGTATTAAATGCTGTTCCGATGATGTCAGCATATGTCACAGACTTAGACTATGACAGAAAGCGTATTCAGTCGCCGGGCTTTGTAGACAAGCGTCACGTCCGCATGCGGCATCGCGATGTGAACACCGGCGAGTTAACCACAGAGCAAGGTAATGCATTTACAATTGAACGTATCATGCCAGTGCCATACATACTTAAGATGAAGCTAGATATTTGGACTAGCAACACCACACAAAAATTACAATTAATTGAACAGATACTAACATTGTTCAACCCATCATTTGAAATACAATCTAGCGACAACTATTTTGATTGGACAAGCTTATCCACTGTAGATATTAAAAGTAACAGTTGGACTTCGCGACAAGTGCCGATGATGCAATCTACGGCGATTGACATCAACACGGCTACGTTTGAGATTCCTATCTGGATTAGTCCTCCTAGCAAGGTTAAAAAGCTAGGTATAATTCATCGCGTCGTTAGTAGCGTTTATGACTTAGAACTGGATGATAATGCAACCGAATCGTCCGGTTTTGACGACAATTTGCTTATGGGACAGCGTGTACGTGTAGCGCCGTTGAGATATAATGTATTGCTTTTAAATGACGAAATAACAATACATCGTGGAGCTGAAATTGTTACACCAGGAAACGAAGAACTAGATCCGCCGCCAACAGTTATTGGAGAAAATCCAAAGATATCTTGGGATACAATATTTGCACAATATGAAGGAAGTATTTGTCCTGGTATATCGCAGATGGCATTGTTGCTTCCGGATGAGATTAATGAAGTTATTGGCACAATTACACAAGATCCCAACGATCCAAACAAATTAACATATATGATTGACTCGGATAGTATTCCAGCAAACGATCTGACAGCCATCGATGCTGTAATAGATCCATTACGTTCAGGGCCTGGAACTGGTTTGCCAGCTGCTGTACTTGGACAACGATATTTGCTTATCAATGCAATTGGCGACGAAGACAACGATGACAGCTTTCCAAATTATTCCGAAGCATGGGAAGGAGACGGTGGCACAACACAACTAATTGCATTAGCCGATGATATAATCGAGTACGATGGTGCGAAGTGGGTTGTTTCTTTTGACGCGGAAGCTAGTGTCGATGAAACACATTATGTAACAAACTTAACAACAGAGATCCAGTATACTTGGGCGTTAACCAAATGGATCAAGACATATGAGGGAGAATATAAGGCGGGAACCTGGCAAATTATTTTTTAACTTTGCAGTTATTAAAGTGATATCTTTTCATGTTACCCTGACCGCCTTCGATACCACAATGCGGGCAAGTAATAAGACACTGTGGTCCTTTTCTTGGCATTCTCATCTTTGTCAGTGATTTAACCGAATGTTTCTTGTTATAAAACCCATTATTTTCTCCTGCTAATTGCGGGCACACTTTTCCTAAGTTCCATGGAATATTTCCTTTCATACGTTCAGAAGTTTGTCTTCCTATTAAGGCTCTGCGATCATCTGTCCACGCGTCTCTTATATTCTGTACGCCTTGCTTCGACATTTTAGTGCCGCGTCGCTTTTCGGCATTTTCTTTCTGCCATGCAGGATCATAAAATGGATTTATTCTTGCTGCATCTTCTTTAAGTTTTTGGACTACACTTCCAACAGGCATATATCTATGTTGATTTGCTCTTCCAGTTAGCATTCGGTTAGCTGCCTTGATCATACTTCTACGCGCTTTTCCTTCTGTCATTTTAGTAAGTAATCTGTGGCAGACAAAGTGCTCTTTATGTGTCAGATGAACTTTATTGTCTCTGTCATCACTTCCACCCATTGAAGTAGGTATAATATGATGGTGCTGGGTTTTGAATCTGATTTTAACATTTGCAGCATTG